TGGGACGCCAACACTGAGACTGATGTCGTGGATTATGGAGTCTATCGATCTGACACCCCCTGTACGGATCCAAATCCCTCTCCAGTGACCTGCCTGAGCTTTGTGCAACAAGCCGCAGTCGTCCAGGGGACCGATCCCCGCCAGTGGACTGAGCCTGGGCCCATCGTTTTTGTCCAGGACTACTACTACCGCATCACAGCCCGCAACACTTCAGGCCACGAGAGCCTGTTCTCCAACGAGCTCAACCTGAGATGGCTCAATCCCAATGCACCTGGAGCGCCTGGGGATCTCAGAGCTCAGGAGCAAGGGGCCAATATGTGGCTCGACTGGGATGATGATGCCCATGTCGCCGCCTGGAGGATCTACAAGTCCGTCACGGAAGAGGAGCGGGGTGAGCTGGTGGGCGTGACCGTCTACTCGGACCATCGAGACAACAACCCAGGCCGTGTCGGGCCTCGGTATTACCGTGTGACAGGGGTCAATGCCGCAGGGGAAGAGGGTGAAGCGGCCGGTCCCGTCATCTATGTGGGCAAGTAATGAGGATCATGATCGTTGACCGGCACGGCTGGTCCCTGTTCAACTTCCTGGTGTCCTTTTTCGCGGGGCTTTTGGTGGTGCTGATCGTTAATTGGGTAAAATGAGATGGGCGAGGCGGCTTGGGAATTCTCTCCTCCAAAGCGAACTCCTACCATTAACACCCCTCGCCCTCTAAATTGAACTATGGCTCTATTTATAGGCGGCATTTTAGGGCTGATCGCAGCCGAGCTCACCTGGCGGGCCTTCATGTGGCTGGCCGTCCACCTTTTCGAGCGGAAGCACCCGGAACCCAAGGGCCCACTGCGGGGGATTAGCCCATGACTTCAAATAAGATCGAGAAAAGGACCAAAAAGGACTTTTTACCTGCTGAAATGCGGGCTTTGGATCAATCAGGGCACGATCAGGCCCTCCAGCGCTTCTTCAAGGGCATCCCTGAGGAGGAAATGGTCCAGGTCCTCCATCACTCCTCCGATCCCCGCATCATGCAGCTCCTGGGGATGCTCTTTGACGCGAATTACGCCGATTACACCTTTACTAGGCTCTGCCAGGAGTGCGCTCTCTCTCTGGGGGACATGGTGGACGCTTTTCGGCTCTTCAAGCTCGATCAGGGCATCCTGGAGATGGCAAACCGGGCCCCAGCCATCCTCAGAGACACTGCAGAGGACGCCAAGAGCCAAAAGGCCGTCTGTTTGACCTGTCAGGGCGAGGGCAGCGTCGAAGGGCTCAACGGGGAGGACGATCAGGTCTGTTCAGCCTGTATGGGCGACGGGCACATCAAAATACCCGGCCACGACAAGGCTCGGGACCTCTTTTTCAAAACCATGGGCCTGACCGACAAAAAAGGGCCTCTCATTGCCCAGCAATTCAATATCGGCACTGAAAAGATGCCCAAAGTCGAGGACATCATCGACGCAGCCTCCAAGGAGAGATAATGAAGGTAATCCAAGCCCCTAACGGCTATGACGACGCAGATCACCCCACAATATTCCTGGCAGGCTCCATCGAGATGGGTGCGGCCGAGGACTGGCAGGCGGAGATGATTTCAGGCCTAACGCGCGCAACAGGCACAATTCTGAACCCTCGCCGCGATGACTGGGACTCCTCCTGGAAACAGAGCATAGATGACCCTCAATTCCGCGAGCAGGTGGTCTGGGAGCTCAACGCTTTGGAATTTGTTGACTTCATCGCCCTCTACCTTTCCCCAGGCACCAAATCCCCGATCTCACTGCTGGAGCTGGGCCTTTATTGCAACAAGCAGATGATCGTCTGCTGCCCAGAGGGCTTCTGGCGCAAGGGGAACGTCGATATCGTCTGTGACAGGCTCCAGATCCATCAGGTGGACACCATGAAGGAAATGATCAAGGTGCTGAAGAATCACATGGATGCAATGAGGAAAATCGTATGGCAACGAGGACTCGGAGGCCTGCCGAAATAGAAGTCTCGTCCGGCTTCCTGGTCAAGGCAGATACCCTCAGTCACGAGAAGCACCTGGCCTCGGCCATCATATTCCAGGCCTGGAAGGACGCCTGTGAGGGAGACCGGGGAGCCTTCTCTTTCGCCTCCAACAGGGAGACCCTTTTCCCCTTCTGGTGCCTGATGTGCGATCTAAACGTCAACGCCGCCCGTAGCTCCTTCCGCCGCCTGGAGGCAGGCCAGATCAAGACCATAGTTAAGCTGTTCGAGACCTCACCCTTCCGCCGCAACACCCACTACTCCTTCACCCATGCTGAGATCCTGGAAACCGTCAAGCGCTTCACAGCCCTCTCCAAGAAGTTCAACCGCACCGAGGTCTATACCTGTATCGCCATGGAGATGGAGAAGCGGGTCAGTGCTATCGAATACCTATTCTTCAACCTGGTGAGAACCTCCAAGACCGGGGGTGAGCTACCGGTGGAGCTGACGAAGGTCTTCTGGAAGGCCTGGAACGGAGAACTGCTCAATGGACGAGAACGAGAACGAAGAGCCTATAAGCGAGTTAGCTGAGCCCCCCGAAGGATTCTGGGAAGCTGTAGAGGAGCCTGAGGTCTCTCCTGAGGACCGCGCCCGAGAAGCAGTGCAGGAGCAGCTGGAGGATGCCGCAAAGCAGCGTAAGGGCGCCTTTCTGGAAGTCAACGTCTCCCGCAACAAGGGTATCGTGGCCCAGCTCTCCGCTCTCACCGGCCAAGTGACCCGCCTCGCTCTCGCTGTCGAGAACTTGCTGGAGCAAGCCTACGACTTCCGCACGCAGCCGGGCGATATGGGCGGAGAAGAGCCTGAGGTCGGGTACACCGATCAGGACCGATTCGACATCGATGAGGCTCTGGAGCAGGCTAAGGACCTGGAGCAGGAAGGGGATCACCACTGATGGATAGAAGAATGTTTCTGGGGCTCATCCCCACAGCTGTGGTGACCGGGAAGGCCATGGATGCCAACTATGCCAAGAATGAAGGCCCCGTCTACAAGGGCTATCGGATCTGGGAGTGGACGGGCTGGAAACCGGCCCAGGGCAACTCAGTCTACGTTGGACAGTGGCTGGCAGCTCCTCTGGATGCCACCGGCCACTATATGGCCCTCGAACAGCTCAATGACGTCAGGCCTCTCCTGTACGTCTCCGTGCCTGGGGCTGCGGAGTCATACAGAGCTGGAGGGACCTTCGACATCACCTGCTACGAAGGTCAGAAGATGATCGAGAGGAGGACTACCGAGCATGTCAAGGAAAGAGAGCGCAGAAAGGGTCTCAGACGGATGTTTCGGCTGATCGATGAGACGGTGAAGAGATAGATGTACTCCCCGAAGATCGTAGACCGCAACATCGAGGCCTACATGGCCAAGCACAAGATCACCCTGAGGCCCATGACCGTGGAAGCTTCCAAGGAGTGGGTGGAGCACCTGAACAAACTCCGCAATGACGAGGGTGAGCTCCAGCGCACTCTCAACTCCGAAGAGAAGCAGATTATTCACAACGAGGTTGCTCTCTCCCGGCTCGACTTCCGATATTGGTCCAATCGCTACTGCACCATCGCTTACGACGGCGTAGAGGGCGGGGGGGTAGGTCTGTTCAACTTCTGGGAGGCCCAGGAGATCATTCTCACCCACTTCGCCCGAATCGAGGAGGAGAACTATGACGCGAAAGACCAGGGCTACCCCGTCGATGGCATCCGTGTGGTGGATCACAAAGCGCGTCAACTCGGAGGGACGATGTTCGCACGCGCTTGTGGAATGCACCGGCTCACACTTTACCGTGATATACGAGCAATGGGAGCGTCCGTCGATGAAGACAAGATCCTCGAACTCTACAACCGAGACAAGCTGATCTGGGACAACCTGCCCTGGTGGATGCGGCCCAAAACGGGCTACGACGTAAAGGCAGAGCACCTCTCCTTCGAGGCCCTCAACTCCGCCGTCCTCTACCAGCACTCCCGGATGCAGTCCGGCCTGGGCCAAGGTCGTCAGTTCGACTTCGGCCACCTCACCGAGTGCGCCTCCTGGCCCTATCCCCGCATGATCGAGCTGGATTTCTTCCCCACCCTGCCCCAATCCATCTACACCATGTGCATCCTGGAATCCACAGCCCAGGGCCGGGGCAACTGGTGGCATGAGTTCACTGAAGGCGTTAGAAGTGGCCACCAGCGAGGCTGGCACTACATCTTCGTCCCTGTCTACGCTGAGCAGAAGAAGTACCGTGCCCGTGTCCCTGAAGGCTGGCACCCGGCCGCGATGACCAACAAGTACGCCCACAAGATCATCGAGACCTCTGAGGAGTGGCTGGGCAAGATTTACACCCCTCCAGACGAGCATCTCTACTGGTGGGAGATGGAGCGCGACTCGGCCGTCAAATCCGGCGTCCTGAACATCTTCCTGACCAACTACTGCGCCACCCCCGAGGAATCCTTCCAGCACACCAACCAGTCCGCCTTCCCCCCTGAGGTCCTCGAAAAACTCCGCCTGGATACCTCTGTCGGCAAACCCTTCGATTTCGTCCCCACCGCCGTGGGCTCTATTCAGTGACCTGCTTCGACTGCGGCAAGCGCAAGAACAAGGGGATCCCCGTGATCGAGCTCGTGGACGGTACCATCCGCAAAGTCTGCGTCAAGTGCTGGTTGAGGAACTGGAAGGATCCCTGGATGCCTCACACTGCGGCTAAGTTAAAGGTATGATGGGTCCATGGCCGAGAAGGCTAAGAAAAAGAAGAAAACTACAACGCCTCCGCTCCCTTCCGCTCGACCACCCCGGAAAAGTGTAGCCTTTGAGCCTTCAGCACGGCAAGAGAGAGGGAGTCTGCTGAGCTCTCGTGCTCCTTCCGCCTGGCCACCCCCTGCACCTCCTCCCCCGGAACCAGTCGCACCTCCCCCGCTCCAAACTGCTCCTGCTCATATGACCCTCGAACAGCGAGCTGAGCATGACCGCATCGTCAAAGAGTCCCAGGATATAGAGGCTGAGCGCCAGAAGGGCTTCTTCGAGAGCGTACTGGATCCCATCCTCCCCGATCCAGAAAAGAAAGGGTCACTGTGGGGCTACTACGGTGGGGTCACAACTCCCGCCAGGAGAGGAGAAGGGCCCACCTTTGCAGAGACGCTGGAACCCCTGAAGATCTTCGATGTGGTGGGCCGTGGAATTCGTAAACTCGTCACCGGCCTCCCTGAAACCCAGCTCGCTGCCCCAGGCGAAGAGAGCCGCCTCATCGGGAACATCGTCACCGACATGCTCACTGATCCCCTCCTGGTGGTGGGTTTTGCCAAAGCCGGAGCTGCGGGGATAAGAGGGATTCGTAGCCTCCTGGACGACGTAGTCAGTGCTGGACTGGCCGGGCAGGACCCAGGTGTCGCTCAGATGTTCAGCCGGGTCCGCCCCGAGCAGCTTGACGAGCTCGCCGTCGAGCTCCAACAGGGTCTCCTTGATGCCGGAATCAAAAGGCTCCCACCCAATTTCCAGCGCGCCTTAACCCGCTCCTTAGCTCCAGGTGGCGCAATAGCTGACCAGAGAGGTGCCCTCCACCCTGCCTATGAGGGCCTGTTCATAAAGAGCCAGTCGGGCATGTACAGCCAGATGGGACGTGCCTTAGAGCAGAAGCTCCCTGGGAGAGCCAGCCCAAAGGAGATGAGGGAGCTAGTCAACAAGTTCTGGCAGAAGGGGGACTATAAGAAGGCTGAGCTGGAGTGGAACGGGTTGGATCAATGGCTCACGGCCAAACACAACACTTACCCCAACACAAAGCTCACCAAGGAGGACGTCCTTAACTACGTCAGGGGCAACGAGCTGGAGGTCAAGATAGTAACCAGGCAGGGGACCGAGGCTTCTGGGCAATACAGCTCCTACGTTGAAGGAGATCCCGCCAACTGGTCAGATTACCAGGAGGTCCTCATAACGCTCCCTGGACGAGAAGCCCGCTACTCGCAGCACTTCTCAGACGATACCTTAGCCCATTTCCGCACCGTTGAGCGCAAATTCAAAGATCCTGTCACTGGAGAAGAAAGGCGCCTCCTTTTCATCGAAGAGATCCAGAGCGACTGGCACCAGAAGGGACGCCAGCTGGGGTACGCCGAAGAGGGCGATGTGTTAGCGCGGAGCGATGAATATGAGGAATTTAGGGAGCTTTTCGAGGAGGCGGAGGGGAACTACGAGGTCCTGCAAGATGATTACGGGATGTCGGTTGACGATGCCTATTACCAGCTCGAAGAGGCGAAAACGCGGCACGCAGACATCGAGTACGACCTCGAAACAACTCAGACAGATTGGAACGATCTGGATATGGAGGCAGACGACATAGTAAACGAGCTGCAAGAGGAAGCGGATGCCATCCTGGCTGAGTCCGAGAGGCAGATGGAGCTACCCGGAACTCCTAAACGCGAACCTCCTCCAGACGTCGAAATACCCGAAGAGATGCAGGAACGGCTCGACGATCTGCAGATGAAGATCGACGACCTGGAAGGTGATCTCCGAGGGGCGGAAGACGAGCTGAGCGATGCAGAAAGCGCACACGACACCCTCCAAGAGGCCGACGAGCAGTTGACCGATGCCCGTAATGACTTTGAAGGGGCGGATGAAACTCCAGAAGAAGGAGGTAAACCCCCGCCAGCCCCCTTCGGCAAAACCTGGCCTGAGCTGGCTTTTAAGCGAATACTTCAGAAGGCTGTCGATGACGGCTACGACACCATCGCTTGGTCCAGGGGCCAGGTTCAGGCGGATCGCTACAACGCTGCCATGCACATCGAGGATATCAAATGGACCAAGGGCACCGGTGCCAGCAAGAAGGGCGTGCAGGAAGAACAGTACTTCCTCGAATTCCGAACCAAAGCGGATATGGAGGCGAACATCACCACCAACTGGAGGCAAGCGACGGCCCCAGCAGACACCCTCGATGATTGGGTGGGGAGGAAAATAGGGGACAAGATGCGAGCTGGGGAAAAGGAGGGGCTGCTAGAAAATGAAGAGCTATGGCTGGGCGGAGAAAAGCTCAGATTCTTCTACGATGGCGAACTGAGAAATGTTGCCAACAAGCTGGTTAAGAGATTCGGGGGCAAGGTGACCAAGGAGTCCATGGGCCCCACTTTCCAGATCGTGGAGATCCCTGCAGACCCTGGCACCTTTGTCTCCTGGGCCGATAAGGAAATCCCGCGCCTCAGGTTGCAGCGAAACGCGCTTCTAGCTCAGGAAAAAAAATTAACTGCCCTGTCCCCACCATCCAGTTACAGGCCGAAGATGCACCATCAAGTGACGGTGCTGCAGAGGAAGGGAGCTGAATTGTCGAACAGGAGGTCCATGCTGATAGCAGGGCAGGCTAGGGTCAACGCGGGAACAGGGCTCGACAAGATAGATCCGACTATCATCGAAGCATTCAAGAAGGCGAACCCCAACCTGGAGATGAAGTACGGGATAACGGATCCCTCCAACAGGACAAGGACAGGGAAAATGGTGTTTGACACTCTGGAGGAGGCCCAGGAAGCATCAGCCCCTACGGTCAACACTATCCGTATCACCCCCAAGATGCGTGAGGCCATTGTAGAGCGCGGTTTTCCTCTCTACCAGATCCTTATGGGAACCACCGGCGCTGCTGCTGCTGGCACTGCAGCTACTGCCGAGGCTATGTCTGCCCACAAGGAAGGCCAGTAATGGCTCCAGATACCCTCCCTATCGGGAATTTCGGCCATCTCATGCACGCTCACATCGCGGATCGAGATCCCCGTGGTGTGATCTGGATCTACGAGCCCCCTGATCCTCGCGCCACCTACTTCATGGGGATCGATCCCACCAAGGGAATCACCGCCTGGTCCCGAGAGCTCCGTACCCGTGACGACCTGCGAACCGACAACGGCGCCATCGAGATCATCAAGAAAGGGCGTAACGGCAAGAAGGACAAGCAGGTCTGTGAGTACGCCGGTCCCCTGGATCCTTATGACCTGGCTGTCCTGGCCAATGCCTTAGGGCGCCTGTTCTGCGGCGACAACGAGGACGGCCAGTGCCTGTGCATCCCCGAGGTGTGGCCAGGCCCAGGTCTCCCTCTCTTGCGCGAGCTCATCAACCGCTTCGGGTACACCAACATCTACATCTGGCGCTATGTGGACAAGCTCACCCCCAAGCTCACCACCTCTCTGGGCTGGTATTCCAACGAGAAGACCGTCCGCGACCTGTGGATCCGGGGCACCCGTCACATCATCCACGAGCGTATCGAGCTCTACAGCGAACCCCTCGTCGAGGAAATGACCGATTGCGAGGAGGATCCCATCAAAATGATGGGAAAGGCCATCTACGGGAAGCACGATGATCGCGTCAGAGCCCTCCTCATGGCCATTTGGGCTGCCCACGACTGGTCCCTGGACGTGGAGACCATCACCACTATGGATACCGAGCCGGACAACTCCCCCAACTGGCAAGCCAGCGACTGTTCCGTGGAACAGATGGCCGAGCGCTGGGAAGACCGTTTCGCCTCGATGATCGAAGACTAAGTTATCCTGTCTTTGGAGCCCACCTCTGCCCTTTCTAAGATGCCCCTTGGGACAGGACATCCAAGATCACGGTGGGTTCCGTTTATACTGGATCTGAAAGGAGCAGTTCTATGCAAAACACTCAGATCCTGTCTCTCACCCTCCCAGTCGATGTCATTGAATTATACGAGGCGCAGGCCAAGGAGGAGGGCAAAACCCTGGATGAGGTCATCACCAAGCGCCTTTTCTTGTGTCGCCAGCATAATGCTAATAGGGGCGTCTACTTCAATGACGCTGATCGCTCTGAGCTGGAGAAGCTGACCGGTGGGCGTATCGTCTATGAAGCTTCAGACGCCCTCAAACGAATCCGCAACCAGCAGTCCATCCGCCTGGGGAACACCCAGGTCACTTTGGCCCCCACCCTCCTCACTCGATTGAAGAGCCGGTGCTCCAGGGCCATGGACTTCAAGACGTACCTGCGTAAACAGGCCATCGAGGGCCTGGAACGTACAGCCAATATGAGGTGATCTATGGGTCAAGGACCAACAGCTGTACCTGAGGAGCCCAGAACTAGGAGCCGTCTTGGGGAGATCATTGCGGCACGCAGGGAATCCCTGGAGGCTAGAAGAGCCGAAAGAGAGGCTCGAAGAGAGGCTGAGTCCAGAAGACTCCAGCAGGCAGTGAGAGCCAGATCTGGGGGACAGCTTACTGCAGCTGAGGCGGCGAGAGTAGCTGCGTCGGCAATAAACAAGGCAGGGAGTTTCAGGAGGCTCATACCTCCACAGGCGAATATTGCGAAACCTGGGCGGCGTAGCCTCCCCAAGCGACTCACTTCTGAAAAGAGGGGACGGATGACAAAACGAGGAGGCATGTCCCTCGGGAGATGACTATGGCTACTACAAGACCCAAGCTCAAATCCAATCTGTTTGTCACTGAGGCCGAGGTCTCTCGCAAGCACCAGATCTCTGCTCGCCGCCTGGGGAGGCCCAAGCAGCTCAAAAGCACAGGCATGAACCAACGCCGGGTGCGGGTACAGAACCCCAGATGAGCGGCACGGAGCCTACTTATGAGGGACACACTCCCTGCCCCGACTGCGGTCTCTACCTGGAGGTCGGTGACTGGCCCTGGTGTCCTCACGGGTCCACCCTCAAAACTCCTTACCAGGTCCACGCCAAAGATCGGGTTGTGGTTTTTGAGAACCCCGCCACCGGCGAGATCCGCTACCCAGGCAGAAATGACGTCCCTGTCCCCGAGCGCTATGCCAAGCAAGGGTTCGTCCGCAAGGAGCTCCCCACCCTGCGCGCCGTAGAGAAGTTCGAGAGGGAGCACGGGGTCCGCAACGACCTGATGCACTACAACGCAGGAAACTCCGCTGACCAGGAAAAGCCCACTCCGCCCAAGCGCCTCTCAGAACGAGCGAAGCTGCAGATGTGGAAGGACAGCGTGGCAGAAACCAAGCAGGAAGCAGGAGGCTAGATGGCTTCGATAATCCCCAGACTGGACAGAGACAAGATGAGCTCGGTCCCCGCTGCCGACTACCAGCACCGTGTCATCGGCTGGGCCACTGACGCCATCACTGAGGGTACTGCCTTCCTGAAGGCTCAACCCCAGTATGACCGCATCGCTCCCACCATCATGGCCATCAATGGGGACTTTGATCAGCCCTTCGGCCGGGTGCTCTCCTCGACCAATCTGAACCGCTTTGGCAAGATCGCACTAAACTTAGTCGCCGGGCTAACAGACACTAAACCCTTCTGGGATTACAAAACCTTCAATCCCCGATTTAGGGAGACAGCTGACATCTTGGGCAAGCTCTCCCAACATTGGTGGCAGGGGAGGATGATCGACCTCCGATTCGCTGACGCTATCAAATATGCCTGCGCTGCTGGCACCGGATGGTGTCATCACACGGGTTGGAATACTGAGACAGAAGACCTCGATATACTAGCCGAGGATCCACGCGATGTACTACCCATTAGACCAGCATCATATTATTCTATCCAGGATGCGATGGGGGTCATTGTCCGGCGCGAGAGGACAGTCGGCTATGTCCGCGCCAAATACCCCGAGTGCGCCCATCTGATCAAGGCAGATCGGGACGGATCTTTCCAGGCTTCAGCTGGTGCCTCCCGAGCCAACCGTCTGCTCTCATCGCTCAACGCTCAGCTCTCCCCCTTCCATGCCAATCTCCTGGCCGAGCGAGCTGCCCAACGCATCGCCAGGATCCCCACAGTCGATATGTTCACCCTCTACGTCAAGGATCCGGCCATCAATGAGTCGAAAGTCCCCTTGCTGATGGGTGAGGCAGATAAGAACTGGGCCTATGTTGTGGATCCTGGTAAGCCTCTCTACCCCAGACGCCGTATGGTGGTCTTCACCCGCACGGCCATCATGTACGACGGGCCCAACCCCTTCTGGCACGGCCTCTTCCCGTTGAACAAGCTCACTCTGGACCCCTGGCCGTGGACCTGGCTGGGCAAGGCCCCCCTGTGGGACATCCTCCCGCTCCAAAAGTCTCTCAACTCGACTATCCGCATCATCGACGATCACAACCAGCGCGTGGCCGAGCCTGGGATCATGGGTGACAAGAACGCTCTTTCCCGCCGAGGGATGAGGAAGATCAACACCCGGCGTCCTGGGCTGAAGTTCTCCTACAACCCCATCTCCGGCAAGCCCGCCCAGGTGCTCTATGAGCCGCCCTTGGACCCTTCCATCCAGAATCACGTCGCTTTCCTCATCGAGCAGATGGATGACATCTCTGGCGTCAGGGACCTCTCCAATCTGATGAAGCTGAACCAGCTCCCGGCTGCGGACACCATCGAAAAGATCACCGAGAGTATGACCCCGGCCAACCGGCTCCGCTCTCGCTACATGGAGGCCTTTATTCGCGAATTCGCCATGATGACAGCCTCCAACTTCTTCCAGTTCTACACCATGCCCATGAGGCTGGCCATCCTGGGCCCCCAGGCCATTGTCTCTGAGGACTTCGACTTCGATCCAGGCACCCTGGTCCCCGACTATGTGGCTGATGAGGACTTCGGAGCTGCCGGGAACATCACCATGGAGGCCCTCAAACGAGGCCCCACGCCCCGAGTGGATCGAGCCACACACTTCCTACGCTATTTCACCTTCCACATCGCCCCCGCGTCTCTGCTGGCCTCCAGTGAGATCGAGCGCAAGCTCCTCTATCTCTCCCTCTCCCGAGCCGGTCTTGTCGACCACTGGACGCTGCTTGAAGTCATGGGTATAGACAACGTCGGAGAGGCCCCCACTGGGGCTAAAACAATCACTGAAAGGCTAATGGCTGAAGCTGAGATGGGGCTGGGCATGAACATCTCACCAACCGGCCGTAAGGCCTCAGGCCAGACCATGCCTCGCATGACTATGAAGGAGAGCTAGAATAGAACCATGTCTGTTTACGATGGAGCCCAACAAGTTGTCACATCAGGTGTCCCGGTAGCCCTCAACGATGACGAAGGTGGTGGCCGTGAGATGTGCAGGACGGTACTGGTCACTGCCCTCATCGGCAACGCGGGAACGATCTGGGTGGGGGGATCCACCATCGCTGTAGGGAGGGGAACCCCTCTCAACTCCGGCGACACGATGACCTTTCCCCCGCACGAGATGAACATCCACGATCTGGCCCAGATCTTCCTGGACGCGAGCATCGATGCCCAAGGAGTGAGCTATACATTTATTCGCCGCTAGGCTGGGGATCCTTCTCCTGTTTCTGGCACCAGTGCTGGCAGCAGATGAGGAAAAGGTCCCTCTGAACAAAGAATCCGCTCAGGCCCTGGAGCTCCTCGTCGTCAAGCAACAGCTCGCCTCAACCCAGCTCCAGCTTCTGCAGGAGAGGCTCTATCAGCAGTACCTGAAACAGGAAGGCGCTGTGGACCTGGTGAAGCAGATCAGTGACTTCCAGGCGGAGACCAACGCCCTGGTGCAGGACGTCTACAAGGATGCTGATCTGTCCATGGAGGAATACTCCTTGAACCTGGAGGCCATGATGTTCGAGCGCATCGCAACGGAGGAGCCAACCGAAATAGCCGAAGTAGGGGGTCAAGAATGAAGGAAGTATTACGAGTCTACTGGTTTCTGCTGTTTCTTTTCCTTGTGACCTCTCTGGCTCATGGCCAGGTCAGGAGGGACTCTGCTTCTCGTATCCGTTTCGGCCCTACAGTCCCCGCCACCTGTAACCCCGGCATCGGCCAGGTCTTCTTCATCATCGATCCAGGCACTCCCTTAGGGATGCAGCAGTGTCTTGCTACGGACACCTGGAGTCCCATGGTGGGGAGCATGTCAGGCGCTGGCGCTAACAACCAAGTGGCTGTCTTTACTGGACCTGCGGAGATCGAGGGCACCGTTGCCTTCACCTTCGACAGCTCGACTGGACTTCTAGGGCTGGTGAACGATACCGCCTCAATCAGGCTAGGGGCTTCAGCGGATGCCCAGATCCACCGAGGAAATGCTGCCGACATCGTCGAACAGCGCCGTGGACTCAACAACCAACAGTGGAATATCTACGACACCTTCACAGACTTCTCGACCTATGATCGGCTGTCCATCTACGTCGGCGGCGGTCCCCCTGTGAAGATTTTTGCTATTGAAGCTGAATCTACTGATGCCGGGACAGGAGGGATCGATCTGCGTCTCGAAGCGCTGCCTGGTCTCAGTGGTGGTGTGGTCAGACTCGTGACAGGCACAGCTTCAGTGCAGCTCGGCCTGGGCTCCTTCAATTTCTCCCCTGCTAACACCATCTCTGTACTCAATGTGAACAATTTCGGTGGGGGCGGGACCATGGATTTGGGGCTTGCCCAGACCACCACCCAGATAGGTATTGACCTCAGAATCGCCTCTATCCAGCCGGGTACGGGCCAGCGGGACTCTCATTCGTTCAATATGTCTGGGCGATCCGATGACGGCAATCCCTTCGAGGCTCAGTGGAAGACGCAGGTCGTAATGGACTCAGACTCAGGGGACTCGTCCTGGGTCCTCTC